ATCTAAATGCTGAAACAACAAAACTACGAATCTTGTACGATACACCACTTACCATCGTGAATGAGATGCCAATCTGAGTGTTTGTGCCACCAGAAGCAACAGCATCGTCAGCCTGAGCCTCAAACCTTGGATATCCGTACCAAGCGGAAGAAGTCCCATAAGCAAATGGAGGAATACCCTGACCTACCGTAGTCCCAAGGATTGGATACACATTCCTGTGCGTATTACTCCACTGATGATGACCAGACATAAGACGTGGGACAGTAATTGTATTTCCAGCACCCCAGTCAGCATTCGGGCCTATCCGGTAATGGTACGTCACACCCTTTGTTAGTGATGCACTCAATCCTGTAAGCGTTTTCCAACCAGTAGTTGAAGCGGCACTGGCACTAGTGGACGTGCTGATAGCAGTACCGGGAGTAATCGCTGTAGTTGTGTTGTAGATTCCGTACAGGAGCGTTCCGGGAGTTCCAGTGACTGTTGTGACGTTGATTAGAAGCCTGTCAGCCGTTATGGTTTCATCAGCAATGAACGTACCGCCAACCGTTGCAGTCGTACCAATACCGACCGTACCAGTTGTCACAGACCAAGCAACCGCTCCACGGAATGGTTCTTGCTGGGTAAGGCTAATCCAATGAGGGAATGTACTTGCCGCCATTACCCTCTAAGCCCCCCTACCATCCCCGGATGAACCAATAACCCACCAGTGGAAGGCGTATCAAAGTAGTCGAGAAAGACCGTGAACTGAGGGATTTGAGTTGTCGTCTCCGTAAACGCACCTGAGGCACGGTCATTCCTTGTTACCTGTTTTGCGATAAGCCCATTTAAAACACTGTCAAATGTAGTTGCCCCAATATTGGCTACACGAAATTGATGAGTATCATCATTGGCATCGCTGTAAACAACGTAATACTTGTTGCCACCAGTTAATACTGGGCAAGCGTCAAACGCATATTGCCTAACACCTTCAGCGAAGGTGGCGGAGTCTCGAGCCACACGCTTGTCATATGCATTTGAATCAAGAATAGTTGTGCCATTAGTATCGTAAAGCCTAAGTTGAAATGTGTTACCCCTCGTCATGTCAGGGATGTGCCCAATGAATACAATTGACTTTATCTTGTACGAGATTCCACTAGGCATCTGGAACGATACGCCCCACTCAGTTTCGTTATCTCCGGTAAATGAGACTAACGTCTGATGGGTGGTTGTCAACGAGTGGAACCCGTACCAGTTTGTTCCATCAGAAAACATCACCGCTGGATGTCCAGAAGCCTTTGTTACTGCCGTTGTAACTCCAGTGGCTACATATTCGAATTGCTGTGACGTGGTCAAGTTACTCGTGAATGATGTCCTGAATGTAGCCGAGTTACCCGTTGCCCAGTTGTTTGCAGTAAAGCCGAACCAGTATCGAGTCCCCTTAGTAATCGAGGCACTAATGCCTGACAGGTTATATATGCCAGTCGCACCACTGAATGTCGCCGAGCCAGTACTACCAACAAGCCCTGACGTGAAGTTTGGTGAGCCAGCCGAATCGAGCGTATAAACGCCACCGACAATCGTTTTGTCATTGACTGTTCCAGCCGTTGCTGTACAACACATCGCAATGTTCGTAACGGTGATTGTCTCAGTTGCATACAACACGCATCCCACACAGGTATTTGATGCACTGTTACCGAGAGCAACGCCAGTAGACGTAATAGCACCTGCGTCAGTTGGGGCATTCCAACCATAGGGGACTGTTATCCACCCGTTATACGTTACTGCCGCCATTCACTCACCCCTATCCAGTAGTAGGCTCAACTCGAACCATCACGTCAGTTGACGGGTCGATGACAATGGTGTTTCCAATCGCATTGCTTTGCATACGGTCAAGATAAGACGCTAGGAAGTAAATCAGCCCGTCTTCACATAGTCCATTTTCAGTAATCGGATTCTGTTGGTTGGGTTGATTGGGTTGTAAGTCACTACGTTGAATATACAAGTAAGACCCGGGTTCAGTTTCAACCACCCAGTTCAGACCATCAGCCCACATGGACAGAATGTTTATTGATTGCATTACGATTTCAGTTTGGGCTCAGTTTTGTTATTAAGTTTTGCAATGCCAGTTCTTTCAAGAATGAGTTCAACACCCTTGAGTCCAAGCACCCCTAATAGGAATGCGAATCCAAGCATATACTTTGCGTCTTTGACGTGAAGCATATCGGCAACGATAGGTGTCAGGTATGTAGCAGATGCAGTACCGGCGATAACTGAGGCTAATGATGAGCCAAGATTCTTATCCGAATCTTTACTTACCATAATCAATGAACCAACAAATCCAGCAATTGCTTGCCCAATATTGATTCCAAGTTCGTCGGCTTTCATCTTATACTTCCCTCGTCGCTGAACTAACTGTCACGTACCGTTCAGGCTCCCTTTGTGACTGAGCAAGTTCATTAGTTACTTGCTTCTTAACTGACCCAATTGAGAATATAGGAGTATCAGAATCTTGTCTCATAAAAAAGGCTATAAGGGCAGTCACCATCGCTGGGATACCAGCACGAAAACCTTCAATTGATGACAAGGTAAGTGACTTCATTATCGAGCCAAACGTCGCCGTGTCAGCAATATGCTGGGCTTTCCACGCCGCATCAAACTCTGGAGCGGCACTAGCCATGAATGCACCGAGTGCAACAAACATTAGTCTTCCGTATGCTACGTCTTTCATAATTGGTCACCGTCCTCATCACTCATGATGTCGCAACTCAGGCTCAGGAGCAACGCATTATCACGACCATTGTCAACGGATTCGACTGAAAAGACACGCCCTTCAATCAGTCCACTTGTCACACGGACTCTGTCTCGTGGAAGTACGTCGGTATCAAGTGGTACACGTATTGTCCAATTGGAACGGGCTTGCATAACGCCACCCTGAACAGACTCACTACCAGATGATTGATTGATGCGACATTTACAGTATGACGAGATGCGCCACTCAGTAAGAATCCCACCAACACCATCTGAAAGAGGTGAATTACGGAGGATATCAGCGGTGGTAGGCAATGCTCGACGTGCCATCTCAGCACGGATAGGTGTTAGGTGGTCTTCAGGATACATGGCATCAGACTATCTCCATCGGTCTATATCGGCTTGCCGCCTTCATGCACTGGTCATACAACTGACTCATACGCACATTCACGCTACCGTCTGATGCATCCGTCAACTCAACACACCGCTCAGCCTTCATAAGCCAACCACGCCAAGCGGCTCGCTTGATGTCATACAGTTCTTTGTATGTCGGCCCTGCGTCTAGGAATTCAACCCCATTGTCGGTTGTAAGGCTATCCCTACCAGCAGTGTTCCAGTCTGGTTCTGTAGCACTGGTAGTACCGGCAACGGTCACCCGATACAGACGACCATTGAATGTAGCGGGGAATATGAAATCTCCAATGGTATAAGCCGTACTGGCTTCCCACAGCAATCCCCGCTGTGACTCATCAACAACCGCAAGGATGTCGTCCGTAGACAACTGTGGCTGTCTGTCAGACGCACACATACGTGCGACTTCAAGGGCGACTTCCTCACGAGTTTTCATTAGGTTACCAACACCTCTCCACCGTTTGCTCCACGCAATGTAGGAGTAGATGGGACTTCTTTAGAACGGGATAAGATGGCGAACGCTGTTACGAATCCACCAGTCGCACCCGAACCAATCGTCAGTACTAGGTCGAGGTAACGCTTGCGCTTTCGCATATCAATATGGAACACGAAGAACTTGTTGTCATCTGTAGCGGTAGGGCTAAGCGAAGCAGGCCCGTTAGCACCAGTAATGTCGATGAAACCAGAACCAGACACGTCTGACTCTTGAATCTTACAGGAGGTTACTGCTACGTCAGTTGCACCAAGGTAAACATAGATTGATGCCCATTCATATTTCACACCATTCTGAACTGAGTCAACCTCAGCAGTTGTAAATGATGCGTTGTTAATGATGGCGGCAGGTGGGGTGATACCCAGAATCTTTTGGTCGAGGGAATAAATCATTGGCTTTACCAGAATAGCCCTCTCCTAGTGAGAGGGCTATTTACAAGGCACTAGATGAGGAGTTCCACACCAGTTACGCCACGAGTAGTGGCTGTAGAAGGTGCTTCCTTCAAACGCTCAAGGACTGCCCATGCACAACCGAGGGTTGCGGCGGTAGCAGTACAAACAACCTTGAGGTAACGACGTGTCTTGCGGGTATCTACGTTAATGGCGTAGATTTTGCCATCATCAGTAGTTGTTGTGATAACGCCAAACGTACCACCAGTTCCATTACCAGATGCTGGAATGTCTACGAAACCAGAACCGGATACATCGGAATGTTGAAGTTTGAAGTTACCAGCGGTGATATTACCAGCACCAATTACGCCAAACATATAATAGATGACTGCGTAATCAGCCTTGACACCACTCTGTACCGTATCCAATTCAGAGGATGCAAGTGCAGTACCAGAGATAGGAGCCAGAAGTTTGACTACCTTTTGGTCTAAACCATTAATCATTGTTGTTCTCCAGTGGGAGGTAAATGAATACCTCCCACAAAGTTAATCACTACGAGGATGCAGTGATGAGTCCGACGATTGGGCCCGGTGCACGAAGTGCCGCTGTAGCGGAAGCGTTTCCAACGTCATGGACGTTGATGTCGAAACGCTGTGTTCCACGGAGCGTAAGTTCGTCCGTCGTGAAGGCGGCGTGTTCGGAGAGTGCAAGAGTGACATCACGTCGGTCACCAAGCATGGTTCCCATGCGGACTTGGCTGACGGCACTATCCTTTGGAAGAACCTGTGCAAACTCCACTGGATAACCAAGGAAGTATTGACGAGCAATTCCGTTGATGATTTCGACACTGGATGTACCAGCAGTACCTTCAGCCAACTTCACCATGACTTCATGGTAGAAGGAGCGGTGTACATACCACTTAGCATTTGGGGTGTCGGCGTACTGTGGAAGACGACCAACCAACTTACGGAAGTCAGCGAGCGTAATCGAGGCGAATGACGAGGCATAACCAGTACCAGATGCAACAGCAAGACCAGCAATGTTGGCGATTGTTGCGTCAAGACCCTTCAACTTCTCACGGAGTCCAACGATTCCACCGAATGTGGAAGAACCGTCACCGTTGAAGCCAGCACCGTCCTCAGCGAGGGCGAATGCATATGCGATTTCGTCAGCAACTGTGGATGCAAGGTCGATTGCACTGTCTTCGTTCAGTTCGACAGACAACTTCGCCAATGCCGCCAACTTCTTGGCAATCAGGCGAACTCTGTCCCACTGGAGTTCGGACTCAGTTACTGTGGATGCTTCACCAACGTAGTAAGCGGTCAAACCACCCTTACGACGTGGGCGTGTCTGAGTATCGGAGGTCATCGGCGTAACACGGGAGTTACGGCGGAACACACCATACTGCTCACGAAGGTCGATGAGGTCGCTCAAGAACTCTTCAGGTACGAGGAATCCACCAGCCTCGTTCTCGTTCTCGACGTGACCCTTGATTTCCATGCCACGCTCTTTGCACCAGCGTTGCGCCTTGGATTGACCAGCAGGGCC